GAAGTCGGAGTTGGCGGGGATCTTGAGCAGCGAGCTGGTCGCCGGAGACACCGGCACAGGGAAGTCGGTCCAATCCAGCAGGCAGGCTTGCGTGCCGGGAGGCTTCATGGTGATCATGCCGTCCTGGCCAGTCAGGACGGTCGTTTGACCGCAGTTGGTAACGGGCATCGGAGCATCCGGCCCGTGGCCGGCTTGTAGAGCTTGAGCCCTCAGTCTACGGCAATCACGGCTACGGTGCCAAGGCGGGCCGGCTGCGGGCCAAGAACGGCATCGAAAAGCGCGTGAAGTGGTGCGGCCTGTCCTGCAGCTGCGCCTGCGTGGGGCCAGTCACGGGGCCGACGCGAGCGATGATCTGCTGGGTTGCCGGCGGGGTGGGGGCATTGAGGGCGCTGAGCGCCTCGATGATCGGCGCCGCGATTTCGATGCCACGACCAGGGCCGATATTTTTGCGTGAGTAGATTTCGCACACCAACGCACCGCGCACATGCCATTGCGCTTGCGCCCCAATCACGGGCTCTTGTATGAGCCCAAAATTAACACGAATCAGGCAATACTCGCTCAGGGCGTCAAAGTCCACCGTCGATTGATTTTCGACAAATGTTGGCACGGGATCAGCGGCATCAATAACAATGCGCTCATAGATGCCACGGATTTGCTGTAGTACGGTCATTGCTGCACGGGGCGCGGACGATTGCGGGCCTCAAGGAAGCCTGCTTTGGCGCCCTTGTTAAAAGCGGCTGTAAATGCACCGCCGCCCATGTAGGTAGAGTACCAATGCAGCGGTGCGGTGGAACGGTTCGGCGGGGGCATATTATCACCAAAGCCAAGCGGCTCAATGTCTCCACGCATAGCGCCCGCTGGCCTGATGCCAGCTTCGTAAATCTTTCCCTTGGGCGGCGGCAGTCTTTCGCCTTTGGGCAGGTTCGGGTATTCGTAAGGCTCCAAATCCATCGCTTGCGTTGCGTATGGAGCCGAGTTGCCGATAAAAAGCTGGACCTTGTTGGCTGGCGGAACGACAGGGCCGAATTGCCCCCTGGCGGTGCGGCTTTGCGTGCCAAGCTGAGGGATGTTAAACAGATTGTATTTACCATTTTCGCCCGTGGGCCTTGCGCCTCTTTTGCCATCGGCTGTCTCGACGTACCAACTTTCCCTAAACGCCCCGCCCCAGTTCGGGCTGATCTCCGCAAGATCATTCAATACTTCCTTTGCGGCATTGCGCAACGCATCGAAAGCAGCCTTGCGAATATCGGGCGGCAGATTGCGCAGGTCATTGCCAAAACCTTTGCCGGCTCTTCTCGGGGCACGTCTTGCCATTATTCCGCCTTCGCTGTTACCTTGCTGGCGTACATGTTAAATTGGGCCGGGGCATTTTGCGGTCCCTGCACAATCAGCGCCTTGCCGTCAAGCGTTGTAATAATCTTGCCATCAAGCGTGGTCAGATAAATTGCCCCAGTAGGCGGGTCGCCGCCGCTGCCATAGGTGGGGTCGATTGCCGTGATCTTCCATCGCTTGCCCAGATATTGCAGGCGATCATTGGTCGTGATCGGCCACGGCACCGTTTCATGGTCAATCCATACTTCAACTTCATGCCCCTGCTGCACCCCGTCGCGCTCGCCTTGCATTGACTTGACAACAGCGCCGGCAGCGGGAATGACGGTTTCAGTTACGGTTGCCGTGCCGGTTGTTTCGTCGTAAGTGCCGGGGGTGATGCGAATGTAGGAAAGCGCTTGCGAGCGGAAGCGATCAACAAGCCGCTTGGCCAGTGGTTTAGCCCAAGCATCTTGCGGAGCACTCATTTACCCTCGAAACAATGGAATGACCGTTTCATTCTTGCGCGACACCCAGCAGCCGATTAAATCAAGCAGCCACGGGTACAGGCGTAGCACTGTTGGCGACTGCCTGCCAACACGCCCATCATTCGGCAGTACGCTTGGGCTACGGATTTGCGCGGGAGAGAAAAACCATTGCTCCAGATCGCCCAGCTTTTCTCTCGATACAACGGGCTTGGGCAGTTGATCGGCGGCGCCAAATACTGCCGTACTATCGTTAAACAATACAAGCGCCAGCTCTGAAGCGGCAGCCGTGTAGCTATCCTCCAGATCCCTGCCGCAGCATGTTTCTTCATCCGTACACCAGCGCAACGTGCGCAGTGCATCCTGGGCAGACTTGAGCGCCTGCCCTTTCTGGGTTGAGCTGAGCGCCGCCCAAGTGGCCGCCTTGAGCGTGGTCGCCATGTAGGCATCCGCATCGGCCACCTCGATCAGCTCGGGGGGCGTGCAGTTGCACGCCGGCTCGCCGCTGATGGCCGGACGAGGGTAGGGCTCGGCCAGGCGATGCCACGGCCACCAGCGGACGCTGCTCATGGCGATCAGACCGCAAACACGCGCCAAGCGGTGCCGTTGTTCCACACCAGGGCCTTGGCGGAACCACCGCCGGTAGGTGCAGAGCCGACAGCGGGGGAGGTGGCGTCGGTGACTACGCGGATGGGCCAGCCGGTATAGGTGGAGGCGGCGGGCAGGTTGGCGACAGTGACGCCAACTTCAAGGTCGAGTTGACCTTTCTTGGCCTTGACGGAATTGAAGGAAGCCATCTGAGTAGATGCGGGGCTCAGTCTCCAGCATAGCCCAGATCAGGCCATGAAAAAGGGGGCCGGAGCCCCCTGATCCATCGTCAGCGCAGGGCTAGTCGAGCCAGGCCCAGGAGTTGCGCTGAACCACGTTTCTGATTGTGGACTCGCCAACATTGTATTCCCTTGCGAGCCTGGCAATGCCAGCGCCCTCTGCATATTGCGCCCTAATCTTTCTCACCTTTTCTTCGTCAAGACGAGCCTTGTGCTGATCGGTGCCTCTTTTTAGCGGCGGCTTTGGTGACAGGCCCGTGGCTACCGCGTGCCTTTGGTTGTCACTGGGAGAAACCCATTCAAGGTTTTTGACTCTATTATCTTTCTTGTTGCCGTTTTTGTGATTAACCCACATGCTTTCGCGCTCGCCCAAAAAAGTTGCCGCAACAAGCGTATGCACGGTTCTGCTATTGTTTGCGCCAAGCGCAACCTGTAAATATCCAGCAGAGTGATTCGCTTGACGCAATACCACGCTGGGGAATACTCTCGACCTGCCGTCCCTGAAAACAATCCTGCGCTCTAGCGAGCGTACCCGTCCGCACGCGCTGGCTTGGTAGCCGGGGTATCCCGGAATGTCGCGCCATTCAATTTCGGCCATGAAAAAGAGGGGGTGTCGGCCCCCTCAGTATATCGTGAAAGCCCCGTCCTAAGAGACCGTTCCCCCGTAGGGACTGTTCACCAAAATTCGCACTGCAGGAATAAGGCGAGCATCGCCATACACCAGGCTGAAGTTAGCGCCAGTCGCCAGCTGTGCATTCGTGGGATTGTCGAAGTTGGCATTCCACGAAGTACCCGGAATGTGCTGCACATGATGGTAGTCGATGATGATACCATCTTGCTTGCTGGGCGCATTGCGATCGGGCTCGATCTCCATAGGGATCTGGTCGCCTTCCTGCATCACGCCATTGCCGGCCAGATAGCAGACGAACTGCCGCTGTTGGCCAGAGGTGCCGATGATCGGGCATTGATCATCAACGACCACTTGCAGACCGGCGAAGTAGCCAATCGAAGTGTCGCGGATGTTCACGCCACCAGCGCCGAATGCAATGTTCTGGCCAGAAGCCAGGTTGCCGGCGGGGTAGAAAGTGAGCTGACCGATCTGCTCAAGGTAAGCAGCAACCAGCGAGTGCATCACGATAGTCGTGATTTCGCTCTGGCGCTCATTGAGCTTGTAACGAGCCTCGATCACATTGCCGGCGGTGAGGTAGTTGGCCTCACCGGCGCCAGTGGTGACGGACTTGTTCAGGTTGTTGGTGGCATTCAGCGGGCCACCAGTGCCAAGCAGACCTTCCATCTGGGAGATGAACTTGGCAGTGCGCAGCTTGTCCATTGCCGGCGCAAGCTGGCTGGACAGTACCACCATCGGATCTTCGCCAATGGCAAGCCGGGTCAGCTTGTCAATGGCGTAAGCAAAACCGCGATGGGTGATGGTGGCGTACTGCGTACTGGCCTGGATCTTCTGGAAAGTGAAGTGACCTTCGCCAGAAGTGCCCCAATCGTCGCTGGAGGTCATGCGCTCTTCAACCGGGTTGAGCGGCTTGAAGAAAGGCGCCTCGATCCGAGTGCCGGTGGTGGCAGTCAGGCCGGGGTTGGTTGCAATGATCCCCGAGCGGATCATGCGGGATTGCAGGAAAATCTGCTCTTGGAGGTATTGGGCGAACGGTGCAGAAGTCGCCAGCCGTGTCAGGCTCGCAACATCGCTCTGAAACGTTCCGCCGAGGTTGCCGAGATAGGCCACTGGAGGAAAAGCAAGGTTTGCGTTGACACGACCGCGCAGCAGTCATGTTGTGCTCGGGGATCAGCGCAGCCTCACCCTTTGCTCGCGGCGGCAGCCGCTTCAGCCTTGAGCTTAGCAGCAAGGTCTGGGTTGTCGAGTTCCAACGTGATGCGCTGGGTCACATTGCCGCCAGGCAGGTACGGGTTGCCCGAAACCTCGATGGGGTCGCCGCTGGCCGGCCTTGAGCCCATGCCGCCTGCCCCCCTGGGCTTGAGGTGATGGGCATACTCGGCGTCGTTGCGCAGCTTGCCGGCCAGCTCTCCAGGGGTCACCTCAGCGCCCCTGAACAGCACCACGGTCTTGCCGTCCTTGTCCTGCACGGCAGACTGAAACAGCGCCCAGAGCTGCATCGGCGCAAACGCTTCGCTGCCCACGCCGGCAACAAAATCAGCCCGCAGCCGATCCTTGGTGCGCTGCTCTTCAGCTTGCTGGATGGCCTGATCCTTCTCTGCAATTTGTTTTTGCAGCTCTTCCTTTTCCTTGCGCTCGCGCTCCAGCAGCTCAGCAGTTTTGCCCTGCTCTTCCAGCTCCTTTTTCTTGCGGGCATCTTCCCGATCCTGCAATTCCTTCAGCTGCTGCTGCAGCTGCTTCTTTTCGTCCAGAATCTCGCCCTTCTTGCCATCGACTGCAGCAAGACGCTGCTCCAGCTCTTCTGCCCTTGCGGCCCTTTCCTGCAGCGCAGCGATTTCTTCCGGCGTGAGCGTCATGGGATGTTTGATGGATGCGCTACAGTGTAGCGCGTAGCCGCTCAAAAGCACCAATGGCAACCGTTGATCCCAAAGCACCGGCTCGCGCACCCGCGCCGGCCCCCAAGCCCGCCCCTGTTGCGGAGGTTGAAGCCGAAGAGCCCGCCCCCGAAGTGGAGCGGGTCAACATCGCCGGCCTGGTGCTGGAAAAGACCGTGTATGCCGATGGCATGTGCGAGACTGAGGTGCTTCAGGAGCCGATGATCGCCCCTGAGCTTGTACGCTCGACTCGCGCCAGTCAACGCGCTCGCGGGCACTGATCACACGCACCGCAAAGCCCCTGAGCAGCTGCACAACGCAGAGGCTCAGGGGCTTTTAGCATGTCGTCATAAATCTCAAGCGCTTTTTGCTCAATCAGTATCAGCAGCCGATTCCTCGCTTCCTGTACTGTCGTCGTCATTTGCACTTTGCAGTTGTTGCTGCTCAAGCATAGCACGCTGACGCAACTCCTCTTGCAAAGTCTTGGTGTCTGCGGCGAGTTGCTTCAGGTCAACATCCTCAGGTATCCATTCGCCGTGATACAAGATCTTGTGAAGCAGCTCAAGCGTAATCTGCCCCTTGTCAGACAGATCGCTTAGCACGCTCACGTCTTGACCAAGCAAGCGGTAGAAGTCAAAGTCCTTGCTAATAATAACTTTTGGCGGCTCTTTTTTGTTGTACTCCGATGCAATCCTAACCGCTTCATTTAGCGCCGCCTCAAGTTCTTGCGCAGCAACAGATAGCACGCAATTGGCTTGCTGCTGATCAATGCGCTTAGCGTCAGCGCTTTCGGCTACAAACTTCTGCCCGAGCAGTTTTGTAACGCCCAAATGCGAGATTTCATTTTCTAAGCGGTCCAGCAGCTCACCTTGTGCGACAAATGAACCCGCATCGCACTGCACCCAGTACGCTTTTGTGTTCGGATTCATCTTGATGGCATAATTCAGCCCCGTCACACCCTCCTCGCCTTCATAGTCCTCAAGCACAAGCAGGCCGATGGCAGCAATGTGCAGCGAATGCAGCAAGTCAGCCAGCCGGCGGTAATGAGCGATGTTCAGGTGGGCAACATCCGCCAATGGCGGCGAAGCGCACAGGAATCCCTCGCGTTCAGCGTAAATGCTGACCAGCGGAATGTAGCTGAGATCGTAACTACCGCTTTCGACTGCCTCTTGCTTGTCCGCCTCAAATACTTGGTATGCGCCTGGGATGATGATGCGTGCGATGGGCACATATTCTTCACCATACGTCCCTTTTGCTGTTTTACGTTCCTCCTGATAGCGGAAAATCGTCAGCGGGGCACCGGGCTGATCGCTTTCCCGCCGGCTGCCCAGGTACTGCCACGGGTCCACCGGCACCAGATACGGGCGCAGGGGATCGAGTTCATCGGCAGCAGTGCGGGCCTCAGGGCGCTTGCGGGCATCAACGATCAACGATGACATGCCATACGTCAGCGCCACTTCAAGCCGCTTCTTGGCAAATTGATCAAGCGATGAGCCGTCACCGTCTACATCCTTGCGCCATGTCTCTGA